CCGAGTCAGACATGGTGCATGCTGACGACGTATTTTTGAATATCGAGGGGTGCGCGGTGGCGACCCCGACCTCCGTACTTAGCCAGTTCCCCACTGGCTATGATAGTACGGGGACCGTTTGCGTTAGGTTAAACGCAATCAACCAAGTGTTGGAAACCGGCGGCGTAAGTCGCGGTTTGCACCAAACACTTGAGGGTAGGGCAGAGACGGCCGCGACACGTGAGGTACAGGGGAGCAAAAAAGCTCGTCCAGTAATACCTACGGTCAATAGCGGTGTCAATGTCCAATCCATTGTTGATAACTTGGGACTCCAGGCGGGGGTCGGGCGGCTGTGCGCTGAATCTGGCCTGAAGGGGGATTTGGGGCGCAGCGTTGTGCGGATTTGGGAGAGTTTGATGCTCGTAGTGGTTGGATACCACAAGCGTCAGGTCGGAGGTGAGATGTATACTAAGAAGGACTGGGTCCGTTTAGTTCAATCAAGCATTTTCACTTGTCGGCAGCTCTTGATCTTTGCGAACCAAGAAGATGACCACCAGTCGTTGTTTAAATACTTCACTGAGTTGTGGTTATTCCGGGCGACTCGAGACGTTTGGTCCGAGCCGCCTGTTTGGCCAAGTAACGTGCCGCAGGGCACGGTTTTGGTCAGAGGGTTCGTGGCCAGGTTTGTTTCACGCATGCAGGCGTGCAAAAACTCATCGACGCGGTTGAGTTTCTTCTATTCCTTGCAGAAGGGGACGAAGACAATCTGGGAGGCTCCATCACCACATGCGGAGGCGCGTGCGGTGATTAAGAGCCGGAAAATCCTGACGGAACTGAAGGATGAGCCCTCCAGGGAGTTACTTGCCACAATTGTGGAAGTTTCTCACTTGGTATTCGGAACAGGTGACTGTAGCCGGAGAGTGGTTCGCCAAGAAGTGAAGTCAGGTGAGGCACCTACTTGCTTTGCGAGTTGTGTCTCTCGTATACACCGCGAAGGGGACCCCTTGAAAAGGGCCCCCTCCGAGGATGGTATTTCGCCGTCGGACGTTGTCCAGACTGGCGTCCCTGAGGTGGTGCTGCGGTGTGAACCGAGTTCCTCTGAAGGTGTTTTTTCCACTGTGGGCAGGCGTGAGTCGTCCGCAGATGGAGAGTTTATGTTTGAGGTACAGGCGAGTGAGCCAGGTACCTCAGCATTTTTCCCGCAAGGGGGGGAGGGAGGTCCGTCACGTCTAGCTTTTGCAAGCCAAGATGGCGACGGACTCTGCTCCCCCCCCTGCGGAGGGCCGGTTGCTGGTTCCGGTCCTCAACAACCCAACCAAGAGGGTCCACCAGGTCTAGCATCATCAGAAGATGACGAAGATGGCGGTGAATCTCTAGGGGAGGGAAGTTTGGATAGTGGTGTGTGGAGTGAGGAGGATGACGAGGGCGATGATGAACCGCCCGGTCCTCCCACTCTGCGGTGGAAGCGCGTCTTTTACGCCGACAGCCAGAGGAGTGTCTGGGTCGAGAAGGTTAGGGGGGTTAAGGTCAAGAAGCAAGATACCATCTGCACGCGTGCACGAAGGTCCTCAAGCAAGATGTCCCCAAGCCTCCATGCCTGTCTCCAGATTGGGCGGGCGAAGGGAGGGTCCCATGGCCTGACTGTGCAACTGGACTTGAAAGAAGTAGTCAACCGTACGGTTATCAGGCTTCGGCAGACCTTCACACCGTTCGCCCTGGAGATGCGCGAAGAGCGAGTCTATGGCATGCCCGCTTTGTGGATGGATTCGATCGATAATGGGCGGCCCCTAGTGGGTTCCCGGTGTGATCGGTTCAGCTTCGAGCAGGTCGTGTTTGAGGCGAGGGAGGAACTGCTCCCCCAGCCCAGCGACGACCCGGCCTTGACGGCCTGGGGGTGGCTTCGGGGGGGGACCTTGGTCATCCAGCCGAACCTCCTCACCGTTGTCGATGCGTTTAGGTCACTCAATGAAGAGTGTGGCCGGAAGTATCCGACGCCGGAGGACGGGGATGTGACAGTTATCGAGGGCTTCGAATATCGAGTTATCTCCGCGCTGAAAGGTGTAAACCTTGCAGTCGCGAATTTCAACTGGAAACGAAGGGTCTTCGATGATTCGGTCACCAGAGTCATGAATCGAGAGATGAAACTCCCTACTTGGTTGCACGGTCTAACCGATAAGCAACTGAACAAGAGGTTTTCACTCGAGAAACTTGGTCTCAATGGTGCAAAAGCGAGCCTTCAGAGGCACGCTCCGACGAACTGTCTCGTCAAGGTGGCGACGGTCCATGACCCGGGCAAGTGGCGATGTATCACGATTGGCTGTGGCCATGTGAAGAACGCACTTCAACCCCTTCAAGGCGATCTCATATCGTCTTGGCATGCTCGTCCCGAGTCATCGATGGCACGCGGTGTCGACCTCACTCCGAGGGTCCAGGAAATCTACGACAATTCAGAGTCCGTAAGGAAACTGATATCATCGAGACTCTGTGGGACCAGGAAGGAGTCCTTCGACAACACCCCATGGACGTTCCAGTCCGAAGACTATTCGGGAGCGACCGATACGTTAAAACCGTCTTGTACGACCGCGGCTAACGCTGGGTTCCAGGACCACCCTCTTGCTTGGCTCGCTAACGCAGCAGAGAGCAGGAAGGTCGGATACTGGCCTACAGTCAAGTACACAGATGCAGATGGAATTGAGAAAATCCTCTCTCCTGAACAATTCGGATTAATCCGGAATGGACAGTTGATGGGAGGGCTCCTTTCCTTTCCGCAGCTTTGTGCTGTGAATCTGGCTTGCCGGTTGAAGGCGCTTCGGGACTGGGCCCGGGAGAATCTCGTCGGGGAGGACGGGCTGACTGGCGAGGAGGCTGAGGAGATCGTTCAGCTACTCTTGGAGGCTACGATTATCAACGGGGATGACATCTTGTCTTGGTCCCCGTCTGACTATCGTAACTACTTCTGGAAGGTTGCAAATGATGCAGGCTTCGTCAAGTCTCCTGGCAAGTGCTACTGTTCAAAGACCGTTGGGATGATCAATAGCCAGTGCTTCGTCATGAAGGACGGGAAGGTTGTTCGGGCAGGGTACCTTAACCTCAGTCTCATGCAGGGCATGGATGAGGACGGTAACAGGGCTAACCCGAGGGGCGTCTCGCGAGATCTCGTCGAGTCAATCAAGTTTTGCCCGCAGGCGGTCAACATGATTGCTCCGGCCATGACGTTTTTCATGGAGAGGCTCCGGAAGGATAAGGTTAGGTTCACACCCAACTGGTTTTTCCCGGCTGATCTGATGGGATTCGGTCTTCCGTCCGAGCTCAGACCCGCGGGCTGGTTCTCGACCCGTGAACAGAGACGCATGGCGTCCGCTGTTGCAAAGGGAAATAAGATGGCGCTTCTTCGGCAGAACTACGCCGGAACTCTGGATCGAAAGCTCCTCAAGCAGACAAGACTCAAGTATAAGATGTATCCCAATGGGACGGTCATCGAAGACAAGGGTGAAGTCGTGTTGAGCGACGCTGAGATCGCTGAGGTCACCGGAACAGGGGATGAACCTGCGGATGAGGTCGCCCTCCTTAGGGAGGACGAATTGATGTCCGCGGTCGACCTGAAGGGCGACGGATGGTTGGCGCTTGTCGCGTCCGCGTGCAACAACGCACGGGACCGGGAATACGAAAAGGGTGAAATACATGAAAAATGTATAAATCACACTTATGGATATACTTTCCAGAAGATCCGCTATGACTATGTCAAAGGCAAAAGCCTTGAACCCATGTCACATGCTGAGATCGAGAGGTATTATAAACCCGTATTCACCAGGACCCGGTGCGGTGCACCGCCGGAACTCGGCAGGTTGTTCTCCTCGGAGCAACTCTCTGTCGGACACCGACGCGCGAACCTTCGGTTTGCTGCCATGGACGGACTCGCAGAGGAATTCGGCAACCCGCTTGAAAACGGGAGGAACTCACTCAGCTTGTCCGAATGGAGGGTTGACCCGACCGCCGTTGAGGTCGAGTGTGATTGGAATATCCCTGTCAGATGGTGATCTGGCAGTCCAACACAAGGTGCATTGAGGCGCCGCTTATAATAAAGAAGGGTATTTCACCTTCCTCAATCCTAGTGAAAGGATCCGAGAATGTCGGATAATTTACAAACAGTATGGTCCTGAGGACCTCACCGAGTGGCGGTGGTAAGCCATAATTGCACCCAATGTGTGGGAGCGACATGTGAATGTGTGGAATTCGTCCTGCTGTTAACTCAGGGGATGTCTTAGGTGGTTAATGAGGAGGGATGGTGGCCTTTTGTAGGTACCATTTACTGCTCATTGAAACCGAGGAACACGTCGAGGAGACGTAAAGCCCTAGGACAGGTTGTCCGGACGTATCCAATACGTCGAATTATTGGACGGCGGCGCGCAGGAGCGCACGGAGAAAACATGAATCATGCTAAACGATCCCCTAAAAACAGGGCCGCGTAGGAACTCACGAAAAGTCGTGGGCCGAAGGCCGTCGGGGACCAGTGGGTTAGTAGAGAGATGTATGGAGGTCGGCTGTTAATAACCGACGATCTCTGGTAGGCGAGAGCCACCACCGTGCGAATCTTGGACTGTGTAGCCGGGAATCCGCAGGATGCAGACAGGCGTCATCCCCCTTACCGGGGGGTCCGGAAAAGAAAGCGGGGATAGTTGCGAAGTAAATCTTCGCCTGTTGCTACCCCACTATTGCCTCAATGGAAGCTATTGTTCCAGTTGAGAATGCTCATGTTGAGCGATTTGCGATGCATGAAAGAACGAATGACAAGCTTGAAAAACTTGTTCGTTCCGGATTGCTGACTACTGCGGGAGCCGAATGGTTCGTCGCTGCGGTCAACCCCTTTGCCGACGTTGAAACACGTTGCCAAGGGTACCCTGATTATCGGTCCCAAAAGTCGGTATGTGAGTGGATTCCTGGTGAACTAGTGTTTACTAGTCCGGATCCATCATCTGCCAACAGTTGGGACCTGAATATCTTCAACACAGACCTGTGTCAGACACTAGGTCGATACACACCCTACCCGGTCATGTACCAGCACTTGGTCGGCGACTATCCTTACCTCACGGCAGCGGATGTCCCGGCCCCAACGTTGGGGACTTGGAATGGCTCAGCGCGCCTGAATGTTCCCGGAACGACGCCTCGCACGGCGCCCGGGGATTCGAACATGTTGACCGACTATGCAACTAACCCAAATGAGCGTTACTTGTTAAGTTGGTCACCCACTGACACAGCGAATGTGTCGGGCCTCTTCACGGACCAGCTTTATACCTCCGGCGCCATGCGATTTATCGCGATGGGCGCCGAAGCTATAAACACTACTCCGATGTTGACGCTGGGTGGTAGAGTGATCTACTACGATGTGCCGAATCAAACTTGGGAGGGCGTTTCCCAGCTCCGCCACGCTACCGACGGTTACAAGAACGGTCTGACAGTGAAATGTCGCAATTCGATGGCTCCCCCAGGGTTGCCAAAGGAAGCGATTTTCCTACCAGGTTCGATTGAAACCAGCGGTCGTGAGGGCGCCTATATGATCCCCCAACTCAATGGGCATGATATCCCGTATGCGATCCCTTCTAATTGCCGGTACCAAGTACACGGCGCCCCTGCCTATGCAGGTGGACAGAAGACCATAGAGGATAACCCCGTTGGTTGGGTATCATACTACCCGTCCGAGCCCGGAGGCGACGGACCTGGTGGTGCGGTTGAATATCCGGACGCGCCTATCTCGTTCAGTCAGTTTTCCACTTGTGGAGCTTACTTTGCGGGATTGTCGCCGTCGACGGTTATTACGTTACACACTCGTGTGTTGATTGAGCATGCTCCTTCAGCACATGATCGCTTGGTAACGTTGGCCCAACCTTCACCGGAAAATGATCCGATGGCCTGGACGCTGTACTCGGAGGCCATGCGGCTCGCGCCAGCAGGGCTTCCCCTTTCAGCTAATGGTCTCGAGACCTGGCTTGCAGAAGCAGTGGATGCCGTCTTTAATGACGTGATCCCACTGGCTTTCTCAGCCATGTCGAGTGGTGTCCCGATTCCGCTCGCGCTCGCCGCGGGAGTCGGGGGCGCTGTGGCCAAGAAGTTCGGAGGGTCGAAAGGATCGAAGGGGAAAAAGGGTTCGAAAGGGAAGAAGAGTGAGGTGAAGTTGAAGAAAGGTAAGAAGGTGAAGAAAGCCTCCCTAAAGGTCCGAGTGTAGACTTTAGAGAAGGGGGTAATCGGGGGCTTGAATCTGAAGCTCCGAATGAGAAAACCGGTAAGGACACGATTAACTGTTGTCAACCTGCGCGCGAACGTGGAGTCCGGTCAGATCTAAAAGATTTTGGGGGAGGGAAGTGATTACCCCTCTTGCGGCGGATATGTAAATATATCATCCGAGCAACCAACTAGCGTGTAGAAGCGCTGGCGAGAATAAAGGGATCGAAGGCGTTGGCCACGATCCTCTTCTACCCCCGATCCAGGGCCCTGTAAGAGTCAGGGAAGCGGTAACGCACAACAACGCTCGACTAGTCGAGGCATCGCAGGCGTCAGTCGCGATGGTTTTTGGGAGTGCTCAGGTTATGAGGCGTTTTCCTGGTGCCAACCGTTGGCTGTGGATGCGACACTTTAAGTGTCGGGCAACCACCTGGACCTCTGTGAAAAAGAACCCGCATGGGTTTATAGAAGCAGACGCGAGTAGTATGGCGTGTACCTTTAGTTAGGGCCGTCTAGAGACGAAGTGCGTAAAGGGTTTTAGGTAGAAAACTTGACAAAATACTAGTTACTTGAAAGGACAGGGCCTTGGCTCAAAGTCTACGCGGTATAGTAAGTTTTCCGAGTGGTTTGCTCGACATGAGGGGGGTTTCTCCGACAGCTGGCGGGAGGTCTCATGGAGGCGTGGGAGGACGAATTGATTGTCGATTGCATGTGCAGCTGGTTGCATCATTGCATGTATGTCGAAATCATGG